TAATAGTTTGTGTGCCTGGGTCATTGTCTTGCAAACATTTTTTTCCAACTAACACTTGTTTGTTTGTACAACTAATAACCAAAAACATTAAACTAATGTAAATTATTATAGTCTTCATTTATTTCCCCTTTCTTATTATTAAATTTAATAAAAGAATAAAAGGTAATAATATAATCCAATGTATTATAATCCATAATTCAGTTATAAATTTTTTATATTATGAAGTAGATATTTGTACAATTTCATAATACATATAATTAAAACTTGCTTGTACTTGCAAGTAATCAACATCACTTGCCTTAACATCATAAGATAATGACCCTAAAGATATTGGAAAAACATTTTGAAATCTTATTTCTGTTTTAGCAATATTTTTATTATTTAAAACCGTTAAAGTTGCGTCTGAATATATACCACCTTCGCTAAGTGGTTGTGGTGTATTTGTTCCTGTTGCAGCTGTACTTCTTGTAGAACCAGGAAATCTATCAGCACCTGTTGCTTGTAAATCTTGAAATTGAGTATAATCTTTTGGAAATCCTAGACCTGTGATCCAGTCATGCAACTCTTTATAGTTATTTAGATTTTCATCTACTATAAAAGATATATCTAAAGTTCCAAAACTAACTTTATCACCAACACCTGCAATATCTTTTAATGGTGTTTCTTGAGTAGTTGCACCCAAAGTTATACCAGGTATGTTTGCTGTTTGTATAAAAAATTCTACTTGTGGTAGTTTAGTTATTTTAAACCTAAACTGAATAGGACTTGCATAGTCCATTTTAGAAGGTGCTCTAGTTTCTACATTTGTTGTTGTCATACTACTATTTATATCTATTTAATGCGGCCGCTCGAAGTTTGGCTCTTACTTCAGGTCTACAAGCAGGATTGTTCTTACCTTTCATCCAAGTATATTCACCTTTGTATGGATTCTTTTGTGTGCCACTTGGACCTGCGCCGTTCTGATTGCCTTCTAGTCCCTTTGATATTTTTTTAATTGCTTCTTCTGTATGTAATTTAAAATGTCCCATTGTCTTATGTTTACTCCTACTTTCTTTCATTGTCTTTGATAATATTAAATTATGCCACTTTGGATTTATACGACCTACTGAATTTTTATTACCTAGATTGGCTAGTCGTCTTACTTCTTGTTTTGCTTCATAGTTTGTTATCTGACCTGACAACATTTTATATGCTATCTGGTCTTGCCATTTACCGTGTTCTTTGTATAGTTTTTTATGTGCCCTAGCGTGTTGCTTAACAGTTAACTCTTTTAAGTTTTTAGGGTCATCACCACCACCCATATGGGTTGGTATGATATGATGTGTATGTGTTGTTTTCATACTACTATTTATAACAACCAATAATTAGATTTGGTAATCTAGGCTAAAAAAAAAGGGCGACCAGTTTCCCAATCGCCCTTTAAATTTGTCTATTATTCAATGAAGAATAATAACTCTTTACATGATGTTAGTAACTTTTACACGTCTGTAATAAACGTTTTGGTCTCCAGCTGCAGGTGACGTTAAGTCAATTGCACCTAGACCGTTAGAAGTTGCGAAAGGATTAGCAACCATTCCATACCTGGTCTTGAACCCTATCTTAGGTTGGAAGCTATCTTGACCAACTGCTCTTACCATTTGTAATGGCACATAAGGACAATAGAATAGTCCAGAGTCGTATGGTGAAGTACCTTTGTAACCAACACAATAGAATTGACTTGCATTTACGTTTGCACTATATGGGTCAACATATACTTTAAATTTGCCATTAAGTACACCAGCAAAAGTATTTCCTGTGTCGTCAACGTTTAGGTTAGTATTAAGAGCGGGAGCGTAATCTAATACACCTGACATTTGAAGCGCAGAAGCGACATCAGCTGAACAGATAATTAAGTTACCTTTTCCTCTTCTTGTTTGTTGTCCTATTGCATTAGCATCTCTTTCTAATTGGAATAATAGTCCTTTGAATTTTTCAACTGACCATCTACCATTAGAGTCTGTGTCTAAATCAAAAGTACCAGCATTGGTAGTATTAACTTGAGCACCAGCTTTTGCAGTAGTGTATATTGTTCTAACAACTTCTCTATTGATTTCAGCTAAGATTTCAGAAGATAGGATGTTAGCAAGTTCTGTTTCAGCGTCTAGACCATGGATTGCTTTTAAGTCTTGAGCAAGTTCCATAGTGTATTCAGCTTTAAGAGCTCTTGATTTAGCAGTAACAGTAACTTTATCTATTGAGAAAGCCATTTCAGCAAACTCATCAGTTCCGTCACCTAGTGTTTCTGCCTGAGCAGTAGTCATACCAGAACCAGTAGTGTAAGTACCAGGGGAACTGTCGTTCAATGTCGCAGGGTTAGAACCTGAATGTGAATCAGGTGAACCTGTATCTGAAGCAGCGTCTTCAGCAGAAAAGTCTGAATCAGCTTCGTTAAATAATGCCTCAGCACCCGCTTGAGAACCATATCTTGATTTCATAGCGAAGATTAGTCCAGTTGGACCAGTCATCGGTTGAACACCACAGATATCGTAAGCAATTAGGTTAGGCATAGCTCTTCGTACTAATGATATAAGGACAGGATCCCAGTTATCAACAGAACTACCAGTTGCGTTTGCTGGTGCAGCTTCTGTCATAAATGCTCTGTCTTCTCTAACTGCTTTTTCTTGGTTTTCAAGAATAACAGTTGTTACAGCTCTTTTGTATGCGTCCTCAATCTTCGGAAGATCAGGATGCTCCAATACTGGCTGCCATTTTGATTGTAAGTTTTCAGTAAGATACATTTGTTTATCTCTCCTTATTATTAATTAATTAATTAAATCTTTACAGATTTAATATTTTTAGTTATAGCGGCTGTATATGCAGCCATAGCATCGGTATTGCTCTCAATCGGAGCGTTAGCCGCAACAGAATCGACATCATCTTTAGATGAGCTTTCTTCTATTTTCTTTTTAGGGAAATAAGATTCTTTAATAGTTTCTAACTTCTCTCTAAATTTCTCAGCACTATCATACTCAACATTTTCAGCCATTGAAGTAAATTTTTCTTTTTCTGTTTCTGCTAAATCGTCTGAAATTTCAGCAACGATTGAGCTTCTATCAGCGTTAGAAACTTTTTTAGTTAAGTCAACATTTTTTTCAATCTGTTCATTTAACTTTGCTTCAAGTTTTTTATTTTGGTTAGTTAAGTCATCAAGCACATTATATTTTTCTTCAGGAACATCAATGTAATGTTCTTTGAACAAATCTTTAAGACCAGTTATGAAGTCTTCAGCGATTTCAGTTCTAATTCCTCTTTCAACCGCTAGTTCATTTTCTTTCATCCACTCTTCCACAACATAGTTTAGATATGAGTCTACTTTTTCAGTCATAGCTTCTTTTATTGTTTCTCTTTCAGCTGAAAGTTTTTCTTCGTATTTAGCCTCAAGGATTTTTGTTTGTTCCTTAATTCTTGTTCTAACAGCAGTTTCAAAAATTGTAGCTGCTTTATCTTTAAATTCTTCAGATAAATCAGCGTCACTTGAAACCAATGCTTTAACATCATCGGATAGGTCAATTTCTACTTCAGTTGATTCTTTTTTAACTTCTTTGTCGTCTTCTTTTTCATCATCATCCTCAGCCTTAACCTCTTTATCTTTACTCTTTTCGTCTTCAGGTTTAGCTTCTTCTTTTACAGAAGAACCAGGTTTTTGATCTTTTGGTAAAGAACCATCTTTAGCTTTTTTCTTTGCTGGATCCGAAGTATTTTGTTTCGCCTTTGCCGCAGCGTCTGGATTTTTATCAGTTGGTCTTACAACTGCAGGACCCATATCAACTGCGTCATTTTTAAGAGTAGGAGCTTGAGCAGGAGCTGCGTTTTTATTAGCCACATTTACCTGTTCTTTAACTTCTACATCTACATTAATATCTGACATTCGGTCTCTCCTTGATTATTAAAAAATAAATTTATTTTTTCGTTATTATTATTTATACAATTTACCATCTCAATACCAACGCAATTTAAACAAGCTGCGTAGGTTATTAAAGTTTTGATAAAAAGTTGTTAAAAATAGAGGCTTTTTTCTCCGCTAATTCGGAGCGTTTTGTATTCTCTATTTGTTGTTTGTATCTTTCAACTTCCATACT